CCTACTGGACGACGATCGAAAACACGATCGCACTGACGACCGAAGTCACCCTGACGAACGCATTCGGCCCTTTCGACTACGACATGGCCGACGGATCCACGGGGAAGGGTTATCCGTATGTCACCCAGTACTTCATGGCCGCGGTCGACTCCGCGATCGAATCCCTGGCAGGACATACCGTCGCAATGAGCATCGAAGACGGGGGAACCTTTAATTCCTGGTTTGATCATCGCCTTTATGAATTCGATGAAGAAGGGGAATGCACGTCGACGAATCTTCTCCTGGTCCTTCCGATGAATACTATGGCGGGGATCGCCGATCGTGTGGGGGTCGGATATGTCACGAACCGGACCGGATATTCCTTCGACCCCGCGGAAGAAACGGTCGACTTCGTGACAGGCGGGGACTTCGCATGGACGCGACAACCGGAGATCACCCAGTCCGTCGTCCTGGCCGAAGCCGTCATGATCAACCCCGCGATCGGATGGTCCTTCCGGGACGTCGGGGCATTCGACACGCGATTCTATTCCGATGAACTTCCTGTCCTTCATTTCCTGTCATGGACAAACAAGGCGCTTTCCGGATCCGTCACGATCGCGGGGACCATCTTGATTATCTCGAATCAAACGACGAAGTCGGCTTCCGAAGTCGTCACGGTATTCGGGAGCATGACGACGAACGATCTGGGGCTTTATGAAGTCCAGGTCGACCTGACGCTTCCCTGGTACGACGTGACAGCGATCACGGGGCCAAGTCACACGACGACCGGGGACGTCCTGACGGTCAAATGGGACGGGCCGATCGGCCTATATGGCGACCAGCCTTTCCGCTTGTATTCCGCCGACGTCGACGAACGGATCAAAGCGTTGAAAGCGATGCTATGGACATCGGCAACCCTGGGGGTGGTCGCTCCGGATCCGGAAGGATCCCTGACGAACGTCGGATATGGGGAACAAGATTCCTTTGGGGACTGGGAATTCTTCCTGGAAGGAAACAACTATGAAGCCGGGCACGCCCTAGCGGGCGCCGTTATCGATTCAACGGTCGACCCTGTAAATGAATTTGTGTCTGGGACGGCATGGACATTCGAGCTGGGCGGGATAATATATCCGGCTTCAGCCTTCGCGTATATTCGGGCGTCGGATTCGCCCAAGGTCGTCTTCCGCGAAACCTATGTTTCGGCGACGGAAACGCATCGTATGGGATACACGGGGAAGGCTGTCGCGACGTTCACTTATACGGCGGGAAGTGAAAGCCCTACCCAGGCGATTTTCGTGTCCATGTCGCCCCCCGGGCCCACATATCCCGCGAGGATCGACAATATCGGGGATTCCCTCACGTTGACCTCGGGCGTCATAACTGTCGACGCCCCCGGCGATCTGCGAGTGGCGGTCGCCGCTAATTGTAACGTTTATGCCCGGGCGACCGTTGACATCCAATGGGTCGCCTTTATCGAACTCGAACCCGACGTCGTAGCACACCGGGAATCGCGCGTCATCGGCGTCGACAACCTAATGACGAACGTGTCAAAGACCCTGGACCTTTATATGATCGGGGCGTATCCGGGAACGTCGGGGACGTGGGAAAGCGAAGTCCGGGCATGGTCGGATGAACGGTGGGACTGGGACACAAACGACGTCCTTTTCTCCTGGGGGGATCCGGCACACGTCGCCCTGGAAGGGCTAACGGATCTCCATCCGGAGTACTTGGCGACCAACACGCCGGGATTCACCTGGGACACTTCTGACGTCACGGGCCTGGATGACCTGAATCTGACAAAGATGGTTTTTATTGACGACTTTGCAGCGACCGAAGGCGACATCTTCCGATGGACGGGCGCCGTCACGACGAACATTCCCTATGGATCCGCCCCCGCCTATGGGACTTCGAAGGGATGGCGGATCCGGCAAGGGGTCGGGGTCGTGAAGTGGGATCTGGAATATGATTGAATCGGAAATCCTGGCCGTCACTGAAAGGAATTAACGTCATGAAGAAGAGAATCATCCTGTATTCCGCGATGCTGATCGGGGCAACCATCGCCGCGGCCCAGGACCTGAGCGTCCCTACAATAGATATTTATGCCGACATCATGTTTCCACAACGGGAATTCGCAATGCGAAGCGCGTCCGGATCGACTCCGGTCTTCCGCCTTTACACAGTATACGACGGGAACGAATTCAACGCGATGACGGGGACCGTCACCTGGGCGGGCATCTTTTACTATTACGGCGCCGACTGGAACGCGACAAACTGGGTCGACATCCCCAGTACGACGTCCGGATCAAACTACCTGGACTTCGCTTGTGCGGTCGGGGACACGGCGACGAATGGGGAATTCACTGCGTTCTTTGTCGTCACGAATAGCGCCGGGAAAGTGTATCGATGGGGCCCTGGGGCCCTTACGTTAGACTACGTTCCGCCGCTTCTTTATGGCGGGGTCGGGCTCGACCTTTCAAGCTCCGGCACTGATCACGGGGGAATGACGGGCCTTTCCGACGACGATCATCCGCAATATGTTTTGACGAACGACACGGCAAGCGTCGATCTGTCGGGATCCCCTTCCGTCCTGGTCCCTGAGTATGGGACGAACGATCCGGCGGACGCGGTTTCTTATTCTCTTCTGACGTCCAGTGTGTCGTCAGTCCACAACGACATGACGGGGAAACAAGGCGGCACAACTGCCGAGTATTACCATTTCACGGCGGCAGAACATACGATTCTTGCTTTATATGGCGCGATCAATCCGAGCGCAAACGTCCAATCCCTTTTGGGCGCGGCGAACTATGCGGCAATGCTGACCTTGCTTGACCTTGAAATCGGCATAGACGTGCAGGCATGGAGTGCGGTACTGGACACGCTTGCAACGCTGGACGGTGGAAGCTTGACGAATCTTACAGAGCGGGACCCCGTATGGGTGGCTGTATCGAACACGGTTACTACAGGCGCGGCGTTGGGCGCGACATCGGTACAGTCCGACATGAGCACACACATGTCGTTAGGTTCTGCTTTCTTCATATACTTTGACACTGACGATGCGGTGATGGTTTTACGAGATGCTTCCGCAGAGAACAAGGTGCGACTCTTTGAGACAAACTATGCGTACATGGTGTGGGCCGATAACGACCAGTACGACACGCAAGCGAAATTGGCAACCGACACCTACGCGATAGAGGTTCCTACCGGTAGAGGCGACACAAAGGTTAACGATTTACTGGCAGACACCGTTACGGCCACAGACTTCGTTGGGGACGGCGGAAGCCTAACGAACCTGAACGGCGCAAACGTCCAAGCCGGAACGATAGATGAGACAGCCCTTGATGTGAGCGTGAATGCCTCGCTTGACCTTGCTGATAGCGCAATACAATCCTGGGCAAGCGTCCCTTCTTTCGTCATCGAAATGTCGGGGACGACGTTATATGACGCCGAAGGGGACGCCCTGGACTTCGATCTGGAACTGGCAGAAAACGGGGCCTGGACAAACTCGACCTATCTTATCACTACGAACTCGACCGCCGGATGGTCCTTCTGGAATGGGTCATCGATGCAGGCCTTCCCGGCGACCGGACTTCCTTCTGAATACTGCGACCAGGACACGGGGCTGGTTATATATGAATCCACAAACACGGCGGCGACAATATGGGCCCGCTTCAGATCTTACGACGGCGCCGACTTTAGCGACTACAGAATAAGAAGGATTAACCGATGAAAAGAATCTTCGTTTTGATCGTGATATGCGCGGGGATCGCCGCGACGGCGGGGGCATGGTTTGGCGGGGCGTCGGGGGATCCGATCGTCATCGTCGCCGCTTCGGAATGGGTCGCCATAACGAACACGACCCCGAACCTGTCGACCGACGCCTTCGACCTGGGCGACGCCGACGCCGTCATCGGGGAAAAATATCATGGGCTGGATACGCCTTTCGACGACGGCGGATCCGTCGCCCTTCGCGTTTGGTTTATGCCATACCCGGACCCCGTCACAACGCTTTATGACGAAATGCTGATCCAGTATCACGAAGGAAGCGGTCCGACGATTGATTCGGATTGGACGACGATCGCGTCCATCGATGACGGCCTGGAAGCCCGCCTGGGGACGGGCGGTCTTCACTTCGGGGCCCGATGGATCCCGCCTTGCGTGACAAACGCTGTCCCTTACAATACTAACTATCTGATCCGGGTATATGCGAAGCTCACGGACGCAACGGAAAGCAGCGACCTAGCAGAAACCGGGATCGGCGCGGATGGAAACTCTGGGACATGGGACGACAATGAAGTCCTATTGATCAATGTCACAACCAACAGAAAGCCGGGATATGTTTACTAGAATAATCGTTGGATTGATGATCGCGGGCGCCGTCGCCGCTAGTCCTGTCTCTGAGGAAATGCGCTATATGCATGGGGACCCCGGCGACGCGCGGGTCGCACAATGGCGGGCCCTATATGAGTCCACACGATCGATGTCCATGTCCCCCAGGATCAACGTCCGGACCGTCGCGGCGGGCATCACGTCGGCAACCGCGGCGACGTCGCCGGAACAACTTCGAATCATCGGAGAATTAGGGTGCCCCCTGAGCGTCGAAGATCTTCCAGACCTTCGGGCCGCGATCGACGGATGGGCTGATCGAAATTACAACGCGGTTTTGTGCGTATGGTACGGGGAAGCGGACGTGTCTGGGCTAGTGTCTCTTATGGAGTACTCCCAGACCCAGGGATTCACGATCATCCTTGCGATCGGCGAACAAGGACCCTGGGATCTGAACGTCCCGATGGAGATCGACCCGCGCTTTTCGCAGTGGGATTCGACGCCCTACCATGACGCCGACGCACTTGCCAACGCGATCGAAAAGCTCACGCCTTTAGCCGATTACGTTTTGCCAGTTTGGCGCGGAACATCGCCCTCGCACTGGTGGGATTATTACCTGCACGCCAGCAGGGGCGACGACACGACAACGCGAAGCCCCGACATGGGGGCTTTTGCCGATTACGCGGACACCGTCGCCCGCTTGTGTCGCGCAGGCAACGCGAAGGTCAAAGTGTTGGGCGTCGTCGAATCCCTGAAGAATATGGGTCGGAAGACAGAGCCACGGGTGTGGGTCCCGAGCTACGCAGACGCGGTCCTGGTCATCGGCGTCGCGCAACAGAGACAGGGCGTCAGTATATGGCCGCGGAAGGTCCGCGGATGGGTTTCTGGCTTGATCGGGCATGAGAGCCCGCCGGTCATCATCGGGCCCGTCTTCTGGCCGTCGGCGTACTGGTGGCATAACCCACAAAGGAAAGCGGGAACGACCCCCTACTGTCCGCCGGATGTGGACGCCGCAACCATCAAGGAACAATCGAAGAAGGACAAAGATGGGAAGGTCAAATCCAAGTCGACAAAGGATAAGGAGTGGAAGCCTTCCAGCGCCACGAAAAAGCTAAAGATCAAGGAAATGATGAAGCATTCCCATGGACATTTCCGGGTCCCTGTTATCATCCAGACGACGCCCGCGGGAAGCAATGTCATCCATGCCTTGTCGACGATCAAATCATATCCGGCATGGTCGAAGGATCCCAACAATCTGAGGGGATGCGGATACGCCGTCACGTATGAAGCCGAACAACCCGGAGACACGAACACGCTTTATCAGATCACGGAACAAGGAACGAACGCCTACGACGCGATGGAATGGGCGTCACCCTCTCAACCCCTGGAAGAGATCGACGACGAAACCGAATTGACGATGGACTGGGTCCTGGGGTCGACAAACGTCCTGGGCGCCCTTCGTTTGGTAGGGGATGGAAGCGGTCCACGCCGGGGGAATAGCGATCGGATCGGATACCATTCCTTTCCCTGGCCGGAATAGCGGACAAGACAAAGGGATCAGGGGGGGGAGAATGGCACCGCCAAACCATCAAGGGGACACCTTCGCCGAATCACTGGGCAACTTCACGATCGAGCGCGTAAAGAACCGATTGAAAAGGGCGAAGGCGATCATCGATTCGAACGACTTCGCGGGATGTCCGGCGACGGGGATCCGCGACGCCTGGGAAGCCCTTCTGGAAATCCACGAAATCGTCGCGGCGGGATTGTGTATCCTGGTCGAACGTCGGGGCGACCGTCATCCCCGGAACTTCCAGGACTGGGCTTTTTCGCTTCTGTATCACGCCCCCCTGGCCGCGGCCCTGGTCTTTTTCTCCGTCGTCCTTCTGAAAATTAACGGGCTAGACGTAAAGGATGTTTTCTAATGGATGCAACACGATTCAAAAAGAGTCCCGATCCGGTCTTGTCTGAATACTGGGACAACAAACATCCGACGGCCCCAGTGGTCTACAACGGACGCACGATCCCCGGAATGAACGTCGCATATCCGATGGATGTCCGAAGGTTTATCTGGGGCGATGACGTCGTCCTGGGCGACATGATCGATTCAGGGGACCGCTATCTGGACAAAGCCCTTGCGGCGGACAGCATGGACACGGTCGCCTTTATGGTCCAGAAGGCCGTCGTCCGGTCGATCCAATACGTCGCCGACAAATCCCTGGATCCGGAACGGAATGAATTCTGGCTTTTCCCTGGGGAAACCCGATTACGATGCAAGGGCGATTGTGAAGACGGGGCGATCCTGATCGCGTCCCTTTGTTTGAACCTGGGGATCCCCCCGGACCGGATCCGCGTCGCGGCGGGGACAGTGAAGACGGGAAGGACCGAAACCGGGGGACACGCCTGGGCAACATACCGCCGGGAATCTGACGACGAATGGGTCGCCCTGGACTGGTGTTTTCACGTCGACGACCTGACAAGGGTCAAAGACAAGAAACCCCTGAAGGACATGGATCCATACTTCGGGGGGAATCTGGTCTGGTTTAGCTTCAACAATTTACACGCATGGTCACACGAAGAAGACATCGCGATCGAAGGACGTATCCGGTCCGCGGTCCGGGGGAACTTATGACAGTCAAGGAAATCAGAATCGGATGGGCCGCGGGGACCGCCCGCCTTTCGCGATGGATCCGGGTCATGGACTACGCCCGCGACAAACTGGGGAAACGGATCCCCTCACGAATCAATCATGTCCTGATCCACTTCATCTTCCAGGACGGCCCGGACATCATAATCGAAGCCCTATTCGACCGGGGGATCCAGACATCCCCCTTCCGTCACTTGGAACTTGCGCTGAGAGAGCAAAGAGTCACCCGCCTGATCGAATACGTCGTCCCCCTTCCGCCCGCGGCCCTGGCCGGGATCTGGACGGCGGCGGAACGCTATCACGGCAAGGGATACGACAAGCGTCTTCTGGTCTTGTATCTGATCTGGGGCCGATACTTCGGGAAGTCGAAGATCTGGGACTTCATCTTCCGCCTGGATAACCCGGATCGATTCACTTGCAACGAATTCGCCGTCGGCGTCCTGGCCGGACGGATCCCTGAGATCCCCGCGACCGCCCCGAAGGACTTCACGCCTGAAGGGCTATTCAAAGCCGTCATGGGGATGTCATCCCCGGACTACGTCGCGAAGTTTCTGGATCCAATCGCAAAAGCCCGCCATGCGATCCAGATCGGAAAGCCCGAACACGTCCCGCCGACTATAGCCTGATCCCTTCACAAGCGGCCCAGGCGCCGGACGTCATAGCGGCGATCCTGGCGCCCACACGGTCATCCAGACAAAACGCTTCCCCTGGGGCGCCCCCTGTCCCTTTTCGCCCCTTGAAAAAAAGATAAAGAAATGCAAAAAAACTATTGACGGTCCCGCGGGGATATGCAATTCTTTTGGCGAACTGACAGACAACCACAACACGAAGGGGACAGCGATGAAGTGTGAACGCTCCTTCAAACGGGACAAGCTTACAATGTGGGGCATGGACGCACTGGACAGGGGCCGGACGTTGGAACAGGTCCAGAAGACGATCGGGCAAATGATGAAGAAGACGATGGTCAAAGTCGACGCCTTCATCGCAACGGACAAAGCAGAAAAGGGGACGCGATGAACGACAAGCACAAAACGACGATAATGATGGTCCGCGTCCGCCTGACGGCGACCGACGGGACGAAGATGGCCGACATCGTCGCCCCGGGTCGCCCCCTGGACACGATCAAAAGGATTCTGGATAACGTCGGGCCGACATTCATCCATGACGCGATGACAAACCTGGGCGGGATCACGGTATCCGCGACGATCGAAGGCTGAAGGGGACAAAAAAGCGGGCCCCGGTGAACCGGGACCCGCCCCCCCCCCCACACGACGGGGATTGAACGGACAAGAACAACCCTACACGAAACGGACGAATATGAAAACACTTGTTTCTTTTTTTGATCACTCCGGGGCCTGGGCGCGACCCTTCTGGAATTCGGGGGACTGGGATGTCCACACTTTCGACCTGAAGGACGGCGACGACATCCGCGAACTGACGTCCGCCGAAGAATGCTGCGACCGATGGGACACGATCGACGGGATCCTGATCGCGGTCCCTTGTACGGAATTCACGACCGCCGCGGCCCAGTATTGGCCCACAAAGGACGCCGACGGAAGGACCGCCGCGGCCCTGGACCTTCTTCGGATCAGCTTCCAGATCGTCGATCTGTTTCGCCCTACGGATCCGGACTACTACGCCGAAGGGGGATCCTTCTTCTGGGCCCTGGAAAACCCCGTCGGGCGCTTGCCTTCCCTGGTCGACGTTTGGCCTTGCGCGGATCTGGACGAACAGGCGGGGGGGGCGGGGGGCTTTTACGGATGGACAGACAACCCATTCCGCCCGCGATACTTCAACCCTTGCGACTTCGCGGGACACCTTCCAGGGATCGACGCCCAGGCCGCGGAACTGGACAGGATCCGGATGAAGAACGGCGTCGCCGTCACGGCGGACGAAGCGGCCTTCGTCCTGGAATGGAACGCATACACAAAGAAGACGGGCCTATGGGGCGACTTTCGCTTTCCTGAAAAGCGGGCGATCGATCCGGTCCGATGTTGTAAACAAGGATCCCCCCTTCAGCGCCTGGGCGGGAAGTCGGACCGGACGAAGGACCTTCGGTCGAACACCCCGGAAGGCTTCGCTGAAGCATTCTTCGAAGCGAATAAAGAATAAACGCTTGCAAAAAGATAAACGGTTTGTATATTCTAATGGAAATGATAACAGACATCGACATCCTAACCGCGACGGGGGCGACTTGTTTCCCCTGGAAGGGCTTCGCGTTCGAAGTCTTGTGGGACAGGTATGTCAAAACAAAAGGGGGGAAGGTATGCCCACACGAACAAGGGGGAAGACGACCACGATCGGGCTTCCGGTCACGGAGTCGCGCGAAGATCAGTCATTGCTTTGCAAACTCGACAAGCTGAAACTGAAACGGGGCTTTCGAAGCCGGACAAGTCTTCTTCGCGTCCTGATCATGGAAGACGCGGATCGCCTGGGGGTCCGATGACCACTGAAGAAGACATCGATCGGATCCTGAAGATGGAAGGATGCGGACAGACATCCGCCGTCCCGACTTGGATCCTGGTCGTCGCGACCTTCGCCCTGGTCATCGGCCTGGGGGTCCTTGCGGCCCGATGCTTCGACCGCGACGCCTATCCGGCGCCGGACATCACAACGAACGGGGACTGATATGATACTATCAACAGAACAAAGGGAAGGTTTTGGCGAAGCCGCGAAACCGTTAATTAAATGGCTGAACGACAACTGTCATCCATACGTCACGGCAATCGTGAAACAGGACGGCGTTGAACTGACGGAAAGTCTGGGTCTTCAAAAGATCGGGGACTTCATTAAAGACTGAGCACGAACAGACACTGAGACAAACCACACGAACGGGGATTGAATTATGCGAGTTATATCATTAGAAACTGAACGGATCCGGCGCTTGAATGTCGTCCGGATAAACCTGAACGAAGAAGAAGCGGGCCCGATCTTTATTGTCGGGAATAATGACGAAGGGAAATCGTCGACACTGGATTCGATGATGCTGGCACTATGCGGCGGACGGATCGCGGATCCAATCCGTCACGGGGAAACCCAGGGGGAAATCCGCCTTGCACTGGGGGACGAAGAAGTCGTCTTGACGGTCCGGAAGGTATTCAAAGAAGGACAGGCCCCCCGCCTGATAGTCAAGACCGCCGATGGGATGACTGGATCCCAGGCTTCCCTGGACGCGATCCTGGGGGCTATTGGAGTCGACCCTGTCGCCCTGGCCAACATGGACGCGGTCGCCCAGGCTGAAGCGATCCTTTCGGCCCTGGGGGTCGACATGACCGATCTGGATGACCGCTTCGCGCGGATCCACGAAGAACGGAAGACCCTGAATCGATGGGTCCGGGACAACACGGGGACGCTGAAGGCCTTCGTCGCGGATCCGGACACGCCGGACACAGAAGTCGTCGTCCAGGACTTGATGAACGAACTGGAAGCGATCAACGCGGAAAATCGGGACTATGAAGTCAAGCGTCAACTGGCAATCGACGCGATGGAAGCGGTCAACAGCGAAACACGGCGGGCGTCCGAAAAGGCGGATGAAGTCCTTCGATTAACGGAGCAACTCGATAGGGTCCGCCTCGACGCCCAGGAAGCCCAGGAAGCCCAGGAAAGGGCCCAGGCCGAACTTCTTCAGGCGGAAGCCGACTCAACAGCGGCGACGCAGTCGGATCCGGACCCGGTAAAGGCCCAGATCGCCCAGGCGGACACGATCAACACGGCGATCCGGGCGAAGAAGGCAAATTCGGCCCTGGTCATCCAGGTCGACGACGCGAAAGCGAAGTCTCTGGATCTGACGAACGAACTGTCGGCGATCGAAGTCGCGAAGACGGATCGGGTCATCAAGGCGGGGCTTCCTGAAGGCTTGCGGGGCATTGCCTTCACTGACGACGGCATGACATTCGAAGGCTTCCCCCTGGCTAACCTGGGGACAGGAAAGCGACTTCGCGTCGCGACCCAGATCGTTATTGCGTTAAACCCGAAGCTGAAGGTCCTTCTGATCAAGGCCGGGAACGACCTGGACAGGCACAACCTTCGGGCGATTCTGGAAACCGCGGAAGAAGCTGGCTTCCAGGTCTGGATCGAATCGGTCTTCAAACGGGACGCCTATGGGCCCGAAATAGAGATCGTCGACGGGACCGCGGAATTCGGGAACTGGGAAGACGTCGAAGACGTCCCCCCTTCTTCGGAGCCCGGACACGACGGGACCGACGAAGAAGTCGAAGCGGCGAAAGCGAAGGTCGTGAAGAAGAAGACCGACAAGGCCGCACAAAAGGCGCCGTCCGCCGCGGACATGATCCGGGACAAGATGCGGAAAGAAGGGCGTCTATTATGAAGATCACGGTCTTTATTCTATACGGGGGCGAAGGTGTCGCCTTCACGTCGAAGGAAGCGGCGGACGCCTATCATGCCGCGGACCATGGGGACATCATGGACGGGCCCTTCGACGCGGACATGACCGAACCGAAGGGAACGGTCATGCTTCATCGAACGTCGGACAAAGCGATCGCGGATCTGGCCTTCGATTATATATCGAAGCGACGCCTGAAGATCCGGGCGAAGGGAAAGCGGGATCAATTCCTTCGAAAATGCGAACCGGATTATGGCAATTCGCCTTGTTGGATGGGCGACCTGGGTCCGGTCGACTCTGGGGATTGGTGTGAACATTGCATCCAGGCGGACCTATGTAATAATGAATATCACGCCCTTGCGGCGAAGACGGGCGGGGCCCTTCGGAAACTGGAAAGGCGGATAGCGTCCAGAACCGAAAAGGCGACGTCGCGGAATTCCTTTTGACACTGAAACGATAAACGGATATAAATTTACAACGGCCCGCCCAGGGGGCCGACGGACACGGAGCAACGGACGAACCTGGGACGTCCGGAAACACACACGAAGGGGGTCATACATGACCACACTTAGCCAGGGGGCGCTTGTCCCCGAACACCTACCGCCCGAAGTTGACGGCGGGACACTTCAGACAACGGGATCGGCGGATGGTCTATCCCTGGTACACCTGAAGGAAATGGAAGCTGCTATCGACACACGGGTCCAGCTTCTGGACAGGATCAAGGGGGTCATCGATCATCGGGTCAATCCCGATTGTTTCGATCGCTTCGAAGATCCTGACGGCGGAATGGTCGTCCGCCGCAACAAGAATTATGCGGATGTGGTCGCCGCGACGATCGGGGCATCCTTCGCATACCTGAAGGATCCGAACGGGCGTCCGTTGTTTACACGGATCAATCGCGTCGACGACGAAGGCCCGTTTTACGTCTATGAATGCTTCGGGGTCGCGACGATCCCCGGCATGATGTCTGTCGAATGTTCCGGCGCCGCGTCGTCCAGGGACAAGTTTCTTTCCTGCGGGGGAAGGCTGGATGTCTCGAAGGTCGACGAACGCTTCGTCCGGCAAATGGCCGCGACCGAATGCCGGAAAAAGGGCATTCTGGCCTTGTTGGGTCTGTCGGGCGATTCTAGCCAGGACGAAATGGCGCGGGCCGGGAAAGACGCCGCGGGGCTGAAGGGTCACACCTTCCAGAAGGGCTCACAAGGGGGCAACACGGACACGGCGGACGAAGCGGACACGAAGGGCGAACTCGCCCGGATGTGTCAAGCTTTATTGGCGGCGGGATACGTCCGGGAAGGATACCCAGAACCGACATCCGCGGACGCGGTCTGTCAAGTCATCACGACGTCGGATCGCTTCAAAGGATGGCGGTCGATCAAGTCCATTAGCGACAAGGGCGTCAAGGTAACAATGGATCAGGTGAAGAAGGTCTTCGCCCAGGTCATAGGGGCCCAGGCTGAAGAAGGCGCCCCGGACGCCCAGGGGGACGAAGAGGAACTTCCCCTGACGTAAAGGGATCACGGGGGCCCTGGGATGGTCCTGGGGCCCCCACAACTACACAAAAAAGGAACTGTCATCATGGTAAAGAAGAAATCAGACTTCGCCGCGGAAGCGAAGGCATGGAACAAGGATCATCCGAAAGGGATGGAAGTTGCGATCATAGGCGACGACGGAAACCGATGGATTGGGATCCTGGCCGATGTCGCGGAAGCGATCGGGAAGATCGCGGACGGCGTGACGGTCGTCGCGAAGGTCTACCGCGGGGAATTGGAAGACGGGATTCATCAAACGTCGGGCGAACACGTCGACGCGACGGGCGAACCTGTCGAACGGACTATTATCCCGGACCACGGGACCCCGGTCATCCAGATCCCGATCGGGCGGATCCGGAAGCGGGCGATCGAACGGAAGGGGACGTCGAATCCCCTTCGCGTCCAGTTGACGACCGAAGAACGCCTGGAAGCAGGGAATCAGATCGCCGACGCGATGCAAACGATTTCCACAAGGAAGTCGGATCTGGACAAGATCAAAAAGAAGATCGGGGCGGAAGTCCTGGCCGCGGAATCCACCGTCGAAGCAGAGTCTGACAGACTTCGGTCTGGATATGAAATCCGTCCCGTCGAATGCCTGGACGTTGTCGACTTCGACAAATCGATCGTCACGGTCATCCGGAAGGACACCGGGGCCCAGATCACGGAAAGGAAGATCACGGGGGACGAACGCGCGAAGGAATTGGATCTGTTCCCGGAACTTCCCGCGAAAGAAGACAAGGAAGGCGCCCCAGGCGACGGGAAAACGCCTGAAGCGAAGGAAGGCAAGCAAACACCCGCGACCGCCCCGAAGGAAGCTTCAGGCGGATCCAGGCCCCCGAAGTCTGATCTTGTCGACGAAGGTCATATCGAAGCGGCGATGCAGGTCATGAGGGAGTCGAAGCGGGCTTCGACATCGCTTGTCCAGCGACGCCTGAAAATCGGATACGGGGCCGCTTGCAATATCATGGACGTCCTGGAAGAAAAGGGGGTCATATCGGCGCCCGCTTCTGAAGGTGGGGCCCGCGAAATTCTGATCGACCTTGACGCGGATCAGAAAACCGACTAGAACACTGGTTACGGGGAAGGCCTTTCATGGTCGGAAGGTCTTCCCTACAATCTGGAAACGACCAAACCACACGAAAGGGGCTATACAATGCCAGTCATGACACACGTTCCGACGGACGCGATCCCGGACATCGCCGCGGCGATCAAAGAGAAGCGCAACACTGAATCCCAAACATATCCCGTTCGGTCGACATATGCGTCGAAGCTTGGACATCCTTGTCTTCGATCGCTTGTCTACCATCGGACCTTCTGGGACCTACTGAGGAAGCCGGACGCCGGACTAATGGGCGTCTTTCGCCGCGGTCGCGTCATAGGGCAAGACATCGCCCTGGAAGCGGCGGAAGCGATGAAGGCGAAGGGGGGCGAGATCGTCGGACAGGAAGTCCAGATCCCGCCGAACGAATTTGACATCGGGGGCCGGATCGACTTCGGCAATATGACCCCGCTTCCAGGGAAGGCCCGTCCGGTCTTCATCCCGGTCGAAGCAAAGTCCATGCATGAAGGCTATTTCCGACAACTTCCGGAAGATGACGAAGAAGCGATCCAATGGATGTTGAATCATCCGTCCCCCTATATGCGATGCTATCCCGTCCAGATCCTAACCTATATGCATTTCAGGCGGATCGACGTGGGAATCATCTTCATCCGGAACGCCCAGAACTACGCGGACAGGCAAATCGTCATCCATGCGGATTCGGACATCATGGATTCGATGCTAGAACGCGCAATGGACATCAAGGAACGGACGGCGAAGATCACGGAAGGGCGGGGGTCCTGGGACTCCGAAGAACCGACGTCGGCGATCCTGGACAGGGTCGAAGATCATATGCCGGACCGGATCGACTTCGATCCCGGAATATGCGGGCGATGTGATTTCCAGCCATGGTGCGTTCCTGACATCCTGCAAGCACAAGGGATCATCGACCGCCTGTCCGACGAAGAACTGGACGCGGATTGTCAGATATATACGGACATGAAGGATCCCAGGGACGCCTATGAAGCGGCGAACAAGCGGATCCTATCCCATGGCAAGGCTATCATGGTCAACGAAACGCCTGGGACTGGGAAGGTCGCCCTGACGAAGAACTTCGGGATCACCCTGAAGAAGACCGCGAAGGGCGTCACGAAGAAGGTTCTTCCCCTGGAAGACATCCTGAAGGGCGAAGACGATGACTGACGGCCCTGATCTTTTCGATCAGGCCGCGGACGACGTTAGGGGGATGCAGAAGTCCCCCTTCCGTCTTGTCCTGATCAACGCACTGGATCCGGACACCGACAAGGCCTTCGGCGTCCCCTGGTCCGACTGGATCGAATTCGAAGACTGGCGCCACACGGCCCCAGGACGCGAAATCTCGAATCTGGTCGTCCGCTATTCCCTGCAAATGCGGCGCCGGGGATGGAAAACCTTCGGGATCGAAGCGGTTATCAACAAGATTCGATGGGAACAAGCGTTGAAAGACGGCCCGGACGTCGACGGATCCCGGATAAACAATAACTGGAAAAAGCGACTGGCAATCTGGGCGATGTCTCGCCATGATGACCTGAAAGACTTTTTCAGTCTTAGGGATCAACACGAAAGGACGGTCGCCCAGTGAATCACAAGGACGCGGGCATTCAAAGGCGGGTTTCTGAGCCCGTCTATTCTAAAGACATCCTGTCAGAAATCACGCTGATCATGGCCCCCCCAGATGTGAAGGGGGCCTGGGCATGGTGTCTCTTTACAATGTGGGAAAATGACACGGACAGGATCGAAGGAACCTTCGAAGAAATAGGCCGATTATGGGGATGTTCGGAAGCTGAAGCAAAACGCTTATCTGAAGAAATAAACCGCCGCATAATTGGGGACGTTCAAGTCGAAAAGAATGTTTGTTCCATCGTTTCGCGGCGATTGAATCGGCGGTATGCCGAAAAAGACGGGGCAAGAAAGCGAAAGAAGAAGCAACGGGACAACGGCGGCGGCGATCCGGAAAGATGGACGTCCATCCGCGTCAAGATCCTAGAACGCGACGAGTATATGTGTGCATATTGCGGGCGTAAAGCGGCGACCGTAGACCACATTCATCCGAAAGCGAAAGGGGGCGGCGAAACGTGGGATAACCTTGTGGCATGTTGCAAACGCTGCAATATGGTCAAAGGAACGCGGTCGATGGAAGGCGCGGAAATGTCTTTCTATCAAGGGTTTAACAAAAAGTCGCTTGACTGTCACACCGATGTCTTACCTAAAAAACGGACTTCTTCTTCTTCTTCTTCTGTTTCTTCTTCTTCTTCCGGGGTTAATAAACCCCGAAAAGAGGGTCACGGGAATGATCTGAAGATTACGGATTATTCTCATATCATGAACCCGGACACGTCGCCTATCGCGATCGCCTTCGTTATCACCGGGGAAGATCCGAAGGGGCCGGAAGGGGATCGGACCGTCGGATATTATCGGAAGATGAAGACGAAGGTCGGGGACACGAACTTCCGGGCCTGTCTCGCCAAGATATGGGGCGAACATAAATCGGAAGGTCTGAAGAATCCCGCGGCGATGCTTGCGAACGCACTGAACGCGGTCGCGGATAGGGTCTGACAATCACACGACACACGAAAGGAACGGACATGAACGAACAACACGACAAGCTGAATCTGGAAGGTCGACGGGTAGAGATTAAAAATCTCAAAGAGGGGGCGACGCTATACGGGACGTTTATCCGATGGGTTGACGATCCAGAAGAAGACGAACGCGGGTTTACCCCGTTCACGTCCGCGGCGATCCTCATGGATGACGGACAGGTCGGGGTCGTCGTCCCCAGGATGATCCGCTTCCTGGATCCCGCAGAACAGGCCCAGGATGATCTGAAGGTCGCCGAAAGGCTGATAGCCGAAAGGGATATATGGGTCCCCTGGGCAACGTACAAGGCGACAACGGACGGACGGGGGAAAGTCCTGTCCGGGCCGGACCTTCTTTCGCTAGGCAAAGAAACGATCCCTGTCGAATTGTTTGATGGAAATGCTGTCTACTACGCCATGACGGAACCGGAAAAGTCACGGACGTCCCCGGAAAACGTATGCGACGCGATGAATGGGATCGGACGCCTGATAAATGCGAACGCAGAACGGGGCCCGTCATGACATTCGAGATCGGACAGGAAGTCACGGTCGACCCCGAAGTCTGCAAGCGATATGTGAAGGGCGAGATCGTCACGATCGCGGGTCCATACGTGAAGATCGCCCTGGGCTTCCACGGAAGGAAGGCTATCTTCGCCGACGTAAAGATCGCGGATCTGGAAAGGTGGAACTCATGATCATCGCTTGCTATATATGCGGCGGAGTGGAAGCGGCGGCGCTTGTTGTCGGCGTCGGATGGATCGGGGTGCTGGTCTGCTACTGGAAGACCGATCGCGACTTTCTGAAGGGAAGGGGGGGACTACAGGGGGGGATGGGATTCCTCTTCAGGATGGGGATGAAGAAAGTCTTCTGGGATCTCCTGGCTATCACTGGGGCATTCATGAAGGCAAAACAGAACCTGACATACTTCCTGTTCTCCGGGAAGCGGAAGGCATGGGGCCGTCGCCTGAATCTGAATCCCGTCGGATGCGGACACTGTTTCTGGATCGGGCGCCGGAAGGATTGGATACACTCCTATCAAAGCGACGGTCGCGATGAAGCTGAATCCGTCGAACGCTGTCCGAAGTGTCGGGCTCTGGATCTCGACTTTATGGACTTTTACGTCACGCGGGCCCATTTTCTGGGAACGCTGAAAAACGCTGAAACCGAAAGGGGCATGGTACGACAGGGGCAATGACACAAGACATCAAAAACGCGGCGACGAAACACGGCGTACCGATCATGGTCGTCATCGCGATGGATCCGAAGACGGGCTTCATTTCCTTCGCGGCGATAGGGGACACGGCGTCGAATCATACGGTCGCCCGCCGGATAGCGGACAACCTTCAGAACATCTTCAAAACGTCGGGGCTATTCCGATGAACGAAAAAAGAAAGATAGTCACGTGTCGAAGTTGCAAAGCGCGGATCTTCTTCATCCAGACACCGAAAGGGAAGTCACACCCTGTCGATGAAAAGCCTGTCCGGATCTGGGTCGAAGACATGGTCGAAAAGCCGAACGATGAAAACGGGGTCACGGTCACGTTTGTCTGGAAGCAGGTCGAAGGCTATATGTCGCACTTCGCGACCTGTCCGGACGCTGATCGCTTCCGGAAGACCAGGAAGGCTGAACGGGCGCCGCGGGACAAGGACGGGAATCGATGAAAAAACGAATCGAATACCACAGGGGGGAAGAATGAAACCAGTCGAATTCAAAGGGTCAAACTGCGTTTATGCGAAGGATCAACCGGAATATTTGCCGTTGCCAGTCCGGAAGCAGAATTCCGAAGTCGGGGAAGTCGTCGCATGTTGGAAGATGTCCTTCCTGGAACGCCTGAAGGCATTATTCACGGGCCGGATCTGGGTCAGTATGTGGATCTTCGGGAAACCGCTACCGCCGTCCCGCGTGAGCGTCAACCGCGGCGACATCATCAAGGGGGAAGAATGATAGTCAACGCAATAACACTTCATGAGCCCTGGGCGTCTTTGATGCGGGCCGGGGAAAAGCGAAACGAGACACGATCCTGGGGAACGCGGCACCTGGGCCCCCTTCTGATATGCGCGGCGAAAACAAAGAAGGGCCTGACAGAAGAAACCGAATGGGCGATCCCTTTCCTTCGCGGGCCGTTGCTTAACTTCGGACACGCCGTCGCCCTGGTCAACCTGAAGCGGGTCGTCCGGACTGAGCATTTCAAGACGCCCGCGGACTGGGACAATTATCCGATGAATGAAAAGGCATTCGGGGACTATTCCCCTGGGCGCTTCGCCTGGATCACTGAACCGATCGACCTGGGCTTCGATCCTTTCCCTGTGAAGGGCCGTCAAGGGCTTTTCCGGATCGCCCTGGACACTGAAGAAGGGCCGGACGGAATGAAGGTCCTGGGGGAATATAAAGCCGCGGAAGAAGGGCCGTCATGAGAAATATGTCTTTCAGGCTGACGACTGATCAGATCGCGGAGCAGACCAAGACTGTCACGCGACGCTTTGGATGGCCTAACCTGAAGGCCGGGGATCTGCTTCAGCCAATAGTCAAGGGGCAAGGGCTGAAGAAAGGCGAGAAGGTCCAGCGGATCGGCCCGCCTATTCGGATCCTGTCGGCTACGACCGTCGCCCTGGACACGATCGACGCGGCGGACTGTATTCTGGAAGGCTTCCCACACCTACACCCTGACGCCTTCATCCTTATGCTTGTCTATGAAAGCGGATGTCGGGAAGACGCCCCAGTCAATCGGATTGAGTTTGAATACACCGACAAGCCGGGGAAGGCGACATCATGACTGGCGCCGCATTCCGGATATGCGTCGGCGTCGTATTGATGGCCGGGACGACGATCCTATGCGTGATTTATGTTCTAATCGTCGCGGACTATTGTGAACAACAGGGGGAACATATGAAGAACTGTCCAGAATGCGGGAACGCGGTTTCAACACGGGCGACGACCTGTCCACATTGCGGGCGACCGATGGGGGCGTCCGCCGTCCGGATCGGCGTCATCTTGTTCATCGGCGTCATCATCTATCTTTGGGCCTGGATCGTATGACCGCGGCCCTGGAATACTTCGTCCCTGGTCGACCACGCCCGAAGGGATCCTGGAAGCCCGTCCCGATCAAGGGCCGGACGGTCCTGGTCCCTGACAACAAACGGTCCGCCCCCTGGGCGCGGGTCGTCGCGGCATATACACGGATCAAGATGTCGGGCCCGCCCTGGGAACCGGACGTCCCCGTCGGGATCCGGATCCGCTTCTTCTTCCGGCGCCCGGATTCTCACTACAGGACCCGGAACAAGCGTCCAGATCGGTCCCCTGAAGGCCTGAAGGACCGATCCATGCCCTTCCCGATGGGGCGCCGGAACTATCCGGACACGGACAAGCTCGAGAGGAATGTCTGGGACGCGATCACGAAAATCGTATATGAGGACGACATCCAGATCGTCAAATGCGGGGCGACGAAGGAATGGGGCGAAGAAGAAGGGGCCCTGATTACAGTGTGGAAAATCAAAGTCTGATCCCTCACACGACGTCACCGAACGGACGCAACGGAAAAGGGGATCCATGAAAGATTGTCACAAGTGTCCAGAATCGAAGAAGATCGCCGCGGGGGCATATGCGAAGATCCCCTGGGAGAAAACGCCTTGTGCGAAATGCCTAGCGTCCAGGCGGGCCCCCGCTTGTCGAACCTGTCCGACACAAAAGAAGATTAACCAGGGGGAACTGATCGGGATTTCCTTCCATGATACGCCTTGCGCCAACTGTAAACACTTTTACGAACACGACCCGCTTTCAAATCATGGCCGGATCCATGTCGAATTCGATCCGAACCGACACGACACCGCGGTCTTGCCAACGGATCCGGAACTGGAAAGCGATCATCCGATATTCGAACCCCAGGACCCGAAGGCGCCGCACAGGAATCACCTGAAGCCCTCGATCGCCGCAATGTCCTATCTCATGAAGGCGATGGTCAGTCTTCCGAGCCTAACCAGGGAAGTCGTCCTGGATCGATTGGCATACCCGGAAAGGCCTATGGTTGAAACGGCGGCCCGCCTGGGCGTCGCCCGATCCACGGTCCACGATCACCTGAAGCGGGCCCGCGCGAATTGGCCCGCCCTGGCCTGGGCTATCCCCATGAAGTCCTGGACCCAGAAGAAGAAAGAAAAAAAATGAAGTCGGTGACAATCGAAGCCGATCATTTGCCCGTAGGAATGACCGTCCGGATTTATGGGAATTGCGGGGCGATGACGCGGGGCGTAAATGCCTTCATGAAGAAATGGGGGAAGACAAACCGCTTTCGGGGCGTATGGAACGGGCCCGCGACGGCGCACTGTATATCGGCGCGGATGTGGTCGCCCGCCTGGGGCGACGCCCCTTCGCGCTATATCTGGACGTCGACGCTGTTTTTCTACGCCCAGAACGTCGGCCCGGAAACGGTCGCACACGAAGCCTTTCACGCGGCCCGCTTTTTCAGAAGGAAGCTTCAGGGAAAACGCCTTCTGAGGCCGCGGCGAAACAGGACGCCCTTCACGCGGGAGCTATGGTTTGAGGAATGGGAAGCCGTATCCCTGGAACATATCATTTCCTTGATCAACGCATGGACGGAAAATAATCACAAGTGGGATCAGGAACGCTTCGCCCGCTTCACGCCGTACCCAACTATGAGGCCATGACGGAAATTCCGGCCCTTGTTATGCCAGGGACAAGAAAATCCGATGCAACCGCGTTAGACCGAATCGTCATGATCGTCATGATCATCCTGTCCCTTGTCATTATCGTCGGGACGATTCGAGAATACGCGCGATGGAGAAACCGTCATGGGCAAAATAAAGAACCACCGACGCGAACGAATGGCCCAGGAGTTGTTCCGCGGTCGCAAAGAGATCACGGCGTACAAACGTGCGGGATACAAGGGCAACGCCGAAGCCGGGGCGTCGAAGATCGCGAACAGTCCGGAAGTCCAGGCCCGGATCCGCGAACTGTCCGGCAAAATAGAGCGTCGGAATATTATGGAGAAAACGGAAGCCCTGGAAATGCTCACGACCGGGGCGCGGTCTGCCTTCGAAATCATCCGACACGCGACATCGATCGGGAAGACGGGCCTGATCACGCTATCCACGAAGGTCCTGAAGGACCGTCCTGATCTGCTTCATGCGATCAAGGAAGTAGTCAATCACGCCGACGGCCTTCATCAAACCGTCCGGATCCATGCCTTCCACGACCTGATCGAAACGATTTCCAAACTCGAAGGATGGGAAGCGCCGAAGAACTTGAACATCCGGCGCCGTCCCCTGGAAGAAATGTCGGACGCGGAACTGAACGAATTGGAAGGCCTGGGGACCGATGGGGCTTCCTGATCTTCAAAAGCGGGTCCGGAAAAGGATCCAGCGGATCCGGAAGGCAAGGAAGCAGGGAAGGGAAACCCTTCTGGGCTTCCTGAAGGCCGTATGGTGGAAGCCCTGGACTCTACTGGTCGGACGACACACGAAGGCGATATGTGAGCGAATAGACATCGCGATCGCCGACTATTTCAAAGGGAAGTCGACCTTCCTTCTGGTCGCGGTCCCCTTCCGTCATGGGAAGTCGGATATATCGTCGCGGGCCCTTCCCCCTTTCTTCCTGGCGAAATGCAAGGCCGCGGGCATGGATCCGGATATAATTATGTCCGGATACGGGGACACGCTGATCAAGGGCTTCAGCAAAGACGCCCAGGGGATCATCCAATCCCCGAAATTCCAGGCGATCTTCCCTGACGTCAAGCTGTCCAGATACGAACGGGCGGTCCACGAATGGAGTATCGAAGGGACGACGGGCCGCGTCTATGGTATCGCCCTGGGCGGGGGCTTGATGGGCAAGGGCGGCGATCTGATCATCTTGGACGATTATTGTAAGAACCGCGACGAAGCCCGATCGGAAACCTACAGAGAAAAGACCTGGGCCCGCTTCCAGGACCTTCTGTCCAGGCGGGCGCCGACATCCATCTTCATCATCGCGGCGACGCCCTGGCATATTGACGACGTCCGGGGCCGGATAAAGAAGGCGATGGAAGAAGACCCGGACTTCCCCCGCTTTGAGGAATTGAACTTCCCGGCGAAGAACAAGGATCCGAAGACCGGGGTCTGGGACGGATCATTCCTATTCGAAGGCCGCTTCCCGAAAGAATGGTATCGGGGGCAATACTCCGCCCAGGGGACCTTCGCCCCGGCGCTTCTGGATTGTGATCCGGTCATGGAAGGCGGGAACCTGTTTGATATGACGCGACTGGTTTATCACGACACCCTGGACGACTTCCCGAACGCGATCGAACTGGACGACGGGACCTTCAGCCTTCGCGGGTACAAGCGCGGATGGGACCTTGCGTCGACGGAGAAACAACGGTCGAAGTCCGATCCGGACTTCACTGTCGGCGTCAAGGGCTTTGTGAAGGTCACGACCCAGGCCGTCCAGGGGGTCGAATTGCGGGCGGTCGACATATGGGTCGCCGACGTTGTATACCTTCAGGCGAAGGCGCCGAACCGGGACAAGACCATTCTGGACGCGGTCATCCGGGACGGGCGGTCGACATCACATTCGATCGAAGCCTTCGGGGCATACAAAGACGCCTATGAAACCTTCAAAAAGCTATTGCGGGGCGTCGTCCTGATCGAGAAATCCCATATGCCGGGGGACAAGGTCGCGAAGGCTTCCCCGATGGAAGAAGCGTTCAACGCGGGGCGGGTCCATGTCCTTCGGGCGCCCTGGAACGCTTTCTGGGAAAAACACTTCATGCAATTCCCCGACGGGACCCACGACGACGCGGTCGACGCGACCGCGGTCATGTTTGACGCCTTCATGAAAAACAAAGCGGGGATCGCGTCCCCTGAATTCTTCCGAATGTTAAATGGCGGACAGTGATCGGAAATCCTGGCCGAATACGAAAGGACCATCATGGCCAACAAGACCGAAGCAGACCGCCGGACAAACCGGATCCACGCGATTCTCGCCGATCGACTAACGCAAATTCAGCGGAATCTCATGGCAGACGCCGGGGGCGGGCCCTATATCCACGAACGACTTTCCCGCTTCCCTTCTGAATCGAAGCTGTCCTGGGAAGGATCCGTAGCGTCATCGATCGCGTCCCGGAAGGAACGGGCGTTCCTGATCAATTACGCGGGCCGCGTCACGACAAAGATCATCCAGTATGTCTTCGCCCAGGGGGTCCAGCGCGAAGGGGTCGATGAAACATTCCGGAAAGATGCATCGAAGACAGGTCTGACAGTCGACGCCGTCATGAAGGAAGTTGCAAGGAATCAGATCGCGGGACAGTGGTCCTGGATAGGGATCGACCGCGGGACGCCTGGAATCGATCCGGCAACTGGGCAAGCGTCGAAGCGATCGATCGCGGCCCGGAAGCAAGCGGGGGACCGGATCTTCTGGACTCATTGGCGGGCCGATGAAGTCGTCGACTGGAGCTTCAACGCGGGCGGATCCCTAAAATGGCTAATCACCCAGGTCGATGTTTATGAAAACGAAGACCCGAAGGCCGACGCCGTCACACGCCGGATGCGGACGCTATGGGAAAAAGGCGGGGGCGTCCGGATGATCATGAAGGCCGGGGAGAATACAGAAATCGACCACGAAGAAGAATTCGACTTGTCCGCGGACGTCGTCCCCTTCGTCCTTCACGGAATCCCGTCCATGGCCCCACACTGGTATGACGACATCGAAAGAATCCAGTGTGCGATGATGAATCTGGAATCCGCACACCATGAAAACCTGATCAAAGCGGTCTTCCCGCAACTGGTCATCCCTTCGTCCCTGGTCCGGGAATTGATGTCGATGTCGGACAGGTCATTCGAAGACGCCCTGGAACTGGTCCGCGGGATTGAATTCCCGTTGATGGAACCGTCGGACGATTCAGGGATCACCCGCCTGATTATGCCGAACGCTTCTGACATGAAGGCGATCCCGGACGAACTCATGCGGCGCCGGGGCGAACTATTCGAAATTGTCGGACAGGCCCTTCGCGGGGAAGACACGAAGCAGGTCCAGTCCGCCGACTCGAAGGCCTGGGACCATCGGGACATCGAAGCGACCCTGGCCGATAATGCCGAAGCCCTGGAAGAAGTCGAAACGAAGGCTGTCGACATATCCCGGCAACTGGACAACACGTTTGACGTCTATCAACCCGCATACCCCAGACAATTCGACTTGCCAAACATGGAAGATGACTGGAAGATCCTGACGGAAATGGAGAACACGTCGAACCTTCCGGACGCGGTCCTTCGGGCGATCGCGAAGGTAAAGGTCCAGATCCTGGACAAGATCCATCACCTGGACAAAGACGCGAAGGCGAAGGCGATGCAAGAAATCGACGATATGGACTTCGACGACCTGAAGGCAATTACAGAAGCGCCCCTTCCCCCGACTCTGAAAGAAGAACCGGAAGAATGATTTTGTCTTGATTTCCGGCTTTCTTTCGGAAATCATGGCCCAAATTAGACAACACGTCGACGCGACCCGACGATTTAAGGCCGCGACCGGATCGGGATCCGGAAAAGTAAAATTCTGGATAGGGAATTCACACTATGAACCTGACGACCATCCTGGCGAAGATCGCCCGCGGCGAAGACTTGTCCGAAGCTGAAAAAGCCTTCATCGCGGAATATGATCATCAAGCGGCGATCGACGCGATCGCGGCAAACGCTCGTCGCAAATCGGAAGATCGCGCAACCGTCGCCGAAAAGGAACTGACGGAAGCGAACCGAAAAGCGAAAGAGATCCAGGACGCCCTGGAAGCGAAGGAACTCGAAGGCAAACCGGAACTGGAAAAGCTTCAAGCGGAAAACGAACGCCTGAAGACCCAGATCGCCGAACGGGACACCCAGATCGAAACCCTGTCGAAAGACAAGGAAGGTCTGACCCGCGAATCGACACTGGAAACAGTCTTCCGAAAAGCCGGACTTCAATTCGTTGACAAGGTCGATGCGGTCGCGATGACGGCCTTCTTCAAAAACGCCTTCGGGACCCTGTCCCTGGAAGATCTGGGCGACGACGCCCTGGTCGGGCCGATTGTGGAAGCGTTCAAAAGCGCGAACGAAGCGATCCTGGCAGACACTTCAGGTCATGGATCCGGGGACGAACCGAAGAATCGGATCACGTTCCAGGGGGCAAGTGTCGCGAATCCCTGGTCGAAGGACACGATGAATCTGACCTTGCAAGGACAGATCTTCAAAGAGAATCCCGCGTTAGCGGAGAAACTAAAAAAGCAAGCTGTCGGATAGTCCGGCACACTGGGAAAGAAGGGGTTATATTATGTTGAATATTGATGTATTGATGGGGCTATGCGGCCTTGTGGGGCTCTGGGGATGTCTGGGCGTGGTAGCGACGGCGACGAAGGTGTCCGACGTGATTCAGCCTGAGATCTGGGCGCCGTACATGATCGAACGGACCGCCGAACTGTCGTCCCTGATCGCGATGGGGATCGTCGAGTCGGATCCTGAGATTCAGCGGTTGATTCAAGAGGGCGGACGAATGATCGACCTTCCCTTCTGGACCGATCTGGACGGGGCTGAAGAGTCTATACAGGACGATTCTGATCTGACACCCGCGGCGATCGATGCGTCACAAGATCAGGCCGTCAAGCTGATCCGCGGAAAAGCCTGGGGCGTGAATGATCTTGCGAAACACTTGTCGGGATCCGATCCCGCGAAGGCGATCGCCGATCTGGTCGCGGCATGGTGGAACCGTAGGGAACAGGCAATTCTGATCAATGTCCTGGCGGGCGTCTTTGCTGATAACGTCGCGAACGATAGCGGCGACATGGTCAAGGATATTGCGATCGAAGAAGGAACCGCGGCCCTTGCGGCGAATCTTATCAGCGGCGAAGCTGTCATCGATGCGGCCCAGACTATGGGCGACGCGAAGGACAAGCTGACAGCAATGGCGATCCATTCGGTGGTCGAAGCGCGACTGGCAAAGAATGACCTGATCGAATACGAACGCGATTCGACTGGGACGATCGTGAAGCGGACCTTCATGGGTCTTTCGCTGATCGTGAACGACTCCTGTCCGACTGTCGACGGAACGACCGACGGCACGAAATACACGTCCTACCTTTTCGGACGCGGCGCAATCGCCCGCGGCGACAAGACACTGGACGCCGGGGAAGCGGTCGAAACGGACAGGGACGGTCTTGCTTCTGAGACATACCTGATCACCCGCCGACACCTGATCATTCATCCGCGCGGCGCCGCATGGCAGGACGCAACTGTCAGTAACACGTCCCCCAGGAATCCTTCGAACGCGAATCTGGCCGTCGAAGCGAACTGGAATCGTGTCTACGAACGAAAGAACCTTCGCCTTGCGTCCCTGATCACGAACGGCTAGAACCATCCGGGGAAACCCGCGGCCTACGGGTCGCGGGGAGTCCTGGAACGAAAGGGGGCCCACATGGGCGACACTAAAGACAAACTGAGCCCGCGACTCATTCAGAAGCGGAAGGCCCGGAAGCTTCAGGCCCAGGCATTCAAAGACGCGAAGGAAATGGGACTGGATACCGCCGGGATGGGATATTTTGCTGTCCAGGCGATGGTCGCCGAAGCGCAGGGGGCAATCGACCCCGCGGAAGACGTCGACGACGTCACGGTCGATCTGGACAAGCTGAAGAAGGCCGAACTGGAAAAGGTCATGACCTTCCTGGAACTGGATCTGGCAAGCGTGAAGAACAACGGCGATCGGGTCGACGCGATCCGGACGTCCGACGCATGGCCGGAAGACGGGGACGCCCAGGCCGCGATCGTTAGCGCGATCGAATAGTCCACAACGAACACGAAAGAACTGAACCGACACGGCGGACGATTGAACAAAGCGGAAACGCAAATCACTAAAAAAGAGGTAACGAGAATGAAACATCTTCGACTTCAAATTCTGGCACTCCTGGCCGTCATGGCTATCCTGGCAACCGGGGCGCTGGCCGCGGATCCGCCCATACTCGAAGGGGCGGCGACTAATTCGGTGACTCTGGCGAATGCACTGGGGCGGGCGTATGAGCTCGAAGGAGTCTTCGTCAAGGTCCGCGGGGACACGACCACGACGAACACCCTGGCGATCGCCGTCATTAACACCCAGGACACGGACCTGACGGGAACTAATGCGACCCAGACCGCGATCACTTACACGATCAAAGAGTCGGGAAGCTATACAACCGGATATGACTGGACACCGGACGAACTGATCCGCGTTCCGACTGGGGCTTCGCTGAAGTTGACATTCACGGGGTCTTGCACAAACGACTATCTGATCTTCCGCGACGACGCGGACGACTAATCGCGACTTGTCTGGGGGCCCTGTCACACGGGCCCCTTTTCAACCATTCGAAAGGGAAGGCGACAAGATGAAAAGATTCTTTGTTATAGCGGCGGCGATACTGATCGCGGCCCTCACAGTCCACGCGGACGGTCTGTCCGCAATCCGGATCCAGCGGGCACTGAACGGGGTCGCACCTTCCGGATCCATATCGTCCGACGAAATCGCGACCGGGGCCGTCGGGACTTCGGAAGTCCTGGATGAAACCATCGGGCCCGACGACATGGACGACGGGGACGACGGGGCCGTCGTCGCGGCGGTCGGATATGTCGCGGAGTCTGTTGTCTTCACGAAGAGAACGACCTTTACGGCGACAAACCTTGTCCTGACGGCGACCGCCGGAAGCGACGAAGGCGAATCGACGAAGATCTTCGACCTGGACGACGGGGCGATCTTGTTACAGGTCGCGGTCGCGAATATGGAAGTCATTTCGTCCGTCGACGCGACGAATGTTTTCGTCGTATCGATCGGGACCGCCGCGGCGGCGGACGATGCAAGCTTGACAGGGACGGAAGCGAACATCATCCCTTCGACGTCGATTGACACAACCGCCGGGACCGTCATGACGAACGACTTCGACGCTATCCTTGCGGCGCCCTTCACGATCGACGGGACAGCGACCGCGGGCGACATTTACATGAATGCTGGCATCGTTGACGCCGACATGACGAACGACGTGACACTGACCTTCAGCGGGACTGTCACCCTGGACTATATCCCCGGCGTTGACAATCAATAGAACGATCAGGCCGGGAAAGCCTTCCCCCTGGTAACGGGGGGACGCGATCCTGGCCTTTCATTGGAAAACGGTCCTGGGCCCCCCGATCATTCCGGGGCCCAGGCCAACTTCTTCAGGGGACGATATGACGAAGGTCCGAAAGTGGAAAGCCCTTGCGACCGCCGTCCTGGCAATGGGCGCTATCATCGTCGAGTTGTGTTGGAAAACTACGCCTATGACTACGGTCCAGGCATTGCCCACGGACGTATGTCGGGCAGAACAGGAAGGGTCTGAAATGGCAAAGACAGTCAAAATGAAGAAAGACACTTGCATCGTCGACGCCGCGGCGTCCGCCGCCGCCGGATATAAGAAGGCCGGATGGGAAATCGTAAAGACGACCGCCGCAAAGAACTAGGGGGATCCCATGTCGTTTGACAAAGCCGGGGCCGATCTATACTTCGCCGCGACGAATCATCCGCGATCATCGGTCTGGACGGGGTTTTCTGAAAACAACCTTCAAAGCGCGGCGATCGCCCAGGCGGTCCGGACATGGGGCCGCGTCCTGAAGCGAGTCATGGCGGAACCTGACGACGCGACTGACGTCACGGAGTTTCCCAGGGACGACTATACGATCTTCGAACAGGCCTTGTTCGATCTGGAAAACGGAATCATCGCCGACGGATCCATGGCGACGACGAAATTCATCGCGGGCCGGACGAAGACTGACGAAGCCCGCGAACGATCGGAAGATATGCTGGCGCCGGAAGCTATGCGATGGCAATTCCGCGGGCGCGTTATGATGACCCGCGGATGTTAAGAAGCGGGGCCCTATGCCGGACGCAAAGACGATCCAGAAGCTGAAGCGCCGACAATCGATCGCGAAGGGCGAACTGATCGTCCGCGTGAAGAAGGCCCAGGTCCGGATCGCAAAGAAGATCCAGGGACTTCGCCCGAACGACTTCCCGGTCTGGGACAAGAAATTCCGCGACTCCTTCTTCGGTCAAGTCGGATCCCACTATGAAGTCATAGGGAAAGAACTGGACGCCTGGGGGAAGGAACTGGCGGGAAAGACCGCCGTCGACTTCCATAAATCAGCGATCACTGACATCAAAAGCCTGACAGGGAAGGCCGTCAAGGGGTCCACGCTTCGCTTTTCACGGGCCCGCGTCAATCGATACTGGGAAATCATTCACCCAGACAACACGCAACACCTAGCCGCGGTCTTCACGAACAAAATGGCCGCGACCGACATCCGGGCCCTTCGATCCGCTTTCCTGGACACGTATCGTCAACGGTCATTAGAATCCTGGTCCCAGGCTGAATTCCACAAGCGTCTATATTCCGCCTGGGAAGTCGTCGGCGGGAATCTGGGATCTCATAAATTCGTCGACGCCGCGGGGCGCCCCTGGGCGAACGACCGTTATCTGTCGATGCTCACAAGGACGACGACGGCCCGCGTCGCCCGCGACTCCTATATCGACACCCTGGTCCAGAATGGCGACGATCTGGCAAGGATAGGACCGTCCGGGGACTCCTGTCCGATCTGTCGCCGATGGATCGGGGTCATCATTTCCATTTCCGGCAAGGATCCGAAATATCCTTCTTATTCTCAAACCCTGGGGGCCGGGATGTGGCACCCGAATTGTGACTGTCTCATGTCCCGGATGGACGAAACGGTCCACGCGGAAGAGATCGAGAAACAGGCGGAATCCAAAAACGTCGACTGGAATGATCCGAAACAAATGAACCGCTATCGAAAATCGATCGGCCTTCCGACGGTAGAGAGCCCGAAGGGGAAGGCCCCAGTGGCCCGGATCCCGATCCCGAAGCCGAAGCCGAAGGCGAAGGCGAAACGCAAGACCCCGATGACGGCGATCGAAGCGTCCCAGGCCCTGGTCGACGACGGGATCGCGAAGACGGCGGACCTGTCCAGACTGGACGACGTTCTGGCCGTCGACATCCATTCGACGCTGAAAGAACTCACCGACGAATTTAAGTCCTGGACTGAACGGCTTACGGAAGGGGCCGGGAAGCCCGTCGGGCATAAGTTATTATTAGTCGCCACGGGGGAGCGTCGCGCAAATGTGTATGCGTCTTGCAATCCTATTACGGGGGCAATGAATTTTAATGCTTCCGGTCTTATGAAGGACGCGAAGACATTCGGCAAGGGTTTCTCTAACGACATCGCGGCGGGCTTCCATCCCCCAGTGAAGGCCGGGGTTTCCTATGCGAAGGCGATCACGACACACGAATTCGGACACGCCCTTCTGAGTAAGGATTTGATTTCAGGAAGTCGGGCGATGCGGATGAAACCGGATCCGCTTTTCGCCGAGATTAAATCGATCAAAAGGAAATACACGCGGCAAATGCACAAGATGCAGCGACTATCGCGATCGACCCCTGGGCCGCGACCCTATCAGCCTGATCTTCCCCCGATCACCGAAGCCCAAGTCGCGGAAGGCAAGGCCTGGATGAAAAAGAACTACATTTCCGGGTATGGCGAAAAAAACCTTGACGAATTTGTGGCGGAAGCGTTCACTATGGCTAGATTGTCACCTGATCCGTCGCCTTTTGCTCTTCGGGTTTATGACATCATAAAGAAAGGCGCGGGCCGCTAAAATGGACGACAATGGTTTCCAGTGTATGGGATGCAAGCGACTGAAGCGCGATGCTTTGCCGTATTCATATCTATGCGAAGCCTTTCCCGATGGGATCCCGGACGCGATTGTCTTCGGGGACCACGACCACGCCGAACACTTCCCAGGGGACCACGGCCTGAAGTTGGACCCGATCGATCCCGTCGACGAATAAAGCCTTGATTCCCCGGCGGCGAAGACCTACAGTCGACCATTGCATGGGCGATTCAGGAAAGGAACGGACAACCCCTTCCCGCCCCCGCAAAGCACACGAAAGGGGACCATCATGGAAATTCACACGAAGGACGGGTTCTTTTCCGTCGTCCAGGACAGGGATGACGCGACCGTCGTCCTGGTCCGGGCCGGGATCCGGGAACACCTGGAAGCGATCCTGAAGACGAAGGAAGAACGGGCCGCGATCCAGGACACGCCGGGGGCCGATCACGCCTTCCGGATCTTCATGGACCGGAAGACCTGGGTCCGATATGTCGCCGGGGCCGCGGGCCGGATCGATTACGAAACATTTCCCCAGGACACCGGGGATCCCAGGACGCCGGAATTCGGGGTCGCCTTCACGGGGGGCGAATCATGAACCGTCAGGAACGCCGGAAAGAATTACGCCTTCAGACTAAAGCGCGGGCGAACGCGCGGATCGCGGTCGCGACCCAATTAACGAAGCTAAAGCGTGAAGTGACTGTCGACTGGTTGCAAGACCCTGGGGACCTTCAGTCTGTCATGGAAGCGGCGATCGCGAAGAAGGCCTTCGACACCCTGGTCGTCGCATACGCCGCGGCGATCATCATCGAAGGGCCGAATGGCCTTGTCGACTGGGACCGGATCCACAAGTTGACGGGGAAAGCCTGGGCCTTCCCGAACGTCGACGAAGTCCTGAAGGAACGGGCCTGGAAGCATATCGCGACGGCGAAGAAGCGCCAAACCGTCATGAAGCGGAACGGGCGGTCCCCCATGACGCCCGAAGACGTCAAGGCAAGCGACGACAAGGCCGCGAAGACGAAGGCCGTCCTGGGCGACGTGGGGAGCTGTCTCGCTTACGTGATCGCCGGGATCCTGGTCTTCATCGGGATCCGGTTTGTCTGGGTCGTCATCCGCGCGATTCTGGGAAGGTGGATCTAATGGCCGCGGCAATTCGCGACGCGATAGGGATCCCCGACTGGGTCGCCGAATTGATTGGCAGACCGAAGGCCGAAATCATGTCTGTCGATCTTCGCTTCCGGCGTGATTCCTTCCCGGAAGCCGACATCCGGACGGTCCCGATGACCGACGGGGATCCGCCGGACGGGGTCCTGGTCCGCTATCAAATGTTCGAGATCCCAAAAGACGGGAATCCATCATGAAACGCATGGACGCGGTTTGTCATCCCCTGATCGCGATGGATCTGGACTTCGTTGTCCGACATCCGGTCGTCGCCGCGAAGGATCCGCGGACCGCCTGGGCGACGCGGAAGGCAATGAAGGCCTATCGGGAAGATCATCCGGTATGCGAATGGGACGGGAGAACGACGCCCGTCGAAGTCCATCACGTCATCCCGATCCACGTCCGCCCGGATCTGGCCGCGGATCCGGACAACTTCTGTTCCCTGGGGGCCCGCCGGAATCATTTCGTCATAGGACACCCCGGCGGATGGAAGAAATGGACGCGGAATCTTCATTACCTGATCGAAGTACGAAGGATTGAACGACCCTGACGCCCCAGGCGTCCGCTATCGCCTTTCTCCTGTCCCGGACGTGCAAACACCCGCGGGACGCCCCGGACGCCCTGACGGAAATCCTGGCCTTATTCGAAAGGGGTCGGGATGATAGGAATGAATGAGGATTTTGCGGTCACGCTGGTCGGGCTGGATGAAGCCTTCCGGATCCTGAATTCGATTTCTTCCAACTCTGAAAAGGTCATGGCGCGGACCATGTATCGGATCGCGGCACTGAACCGCGACGCGATCCGCCTGAAGTACACACCCAGATCCCCGACGATCGAAGACACGAAAGCGGGAAGCGGGGCGGGGACAATCTCCAAGACGCCGTCGAATCATAAACGGGTCCATCCTGGGGGACTCGAAAGGGCGATCGAATTCGCGTCATCGGCCCAGGAAGCATCTATCTACGTCGCCGCGAACTCTGAAGCCGGGGCCTATGCCTTCGTGATCCATGAACTGAAGGGGATCAAATGGCACAAGCGCGGCCTGGGCACGATCAGTAAAGGCCCGAAGGCGGACGACGACTTCATCCCCAGGGGGATCGTCGACCACGCGACGCAATCTTTCGCGATCCTGTCCGACGCCCAAACAAAAGCACTAAAGGCAATATAAGATGACACTAGCATATGACCCGACAAGCTTCACGACGGCGAAGCGACTGGTCTTCGAAAGACTGGTCGCGTCGACTGGGACCCTGACGTCCCTTCCCGGATGGACGGCGAAGAACGGAAAGAATTCCTACAACGGATTTCTTCCCCCGGCATTCGATATATGGGCGATCACCTTCGGGGGCGGGGGCGACGTCCGCCAAACATGGAACACGGTCCCCTGGGCCCTTCACATGAATGCAGACATCGAAGGGCAATTCCGGGAACAACCGACGGCGGACGAAGTCGGAATGAGACTGGTCGAAGGCCTGGGCGCCGGAATGAGATGGATAAACGACGCCGGGGTCCAGGTCGCCCAGACAAGTCCGCACCGGATCCAAGCTTTCCGGATGCGATCGGGCGGGAATCTGGATGTCTTCCTGGGTCACAAACAGATCGCGAACGAAGCTGAAGCGGCCCTGGTCTGGATCATGAAGATCGGATGTGAAATCGTTTTCAATACAGGGACCGACGCCGCATGATCGGAAATCCTGGCCGTCACTGAAAGGATCTTGACTATATGTCGATCACCCTGAACTTAGATATAGCGATGGACTCCGTCGTCGACGGACTGGACACCGAACATATCGGCCCGTTGAACCTGACGATCGACACCGGGGACGATCTTGTCCGGAAGCGCGTCACGCTGTCTGCTACAAAGTGGACAACTCTGGACGCCGGGGAAGTCGGGACGCCCTGGGGATGGGTCCTTTTCAACGTCGGGGACGATTCAATCGAAGTCGGATTCGGGCAAGGGGTCAAGATGACCCTGGAATCGGGCGGGCTTCCTGGAATGTGGACAGGATCATCTATCCCCTACGCGAAGGGATCGTCGGCGGATTCGAAGCTTTTATATATCGCGATCATAGTCATCGCATAGAACGGGAAACCGAAAGGAAGGCAATCAAATGTCAGAAGTACATATAGCAACGACGGACCCCCTGGGACTCGGATCAATAGTCGGCGGGCCGATCAACGTCACGGATATTTCAGGCGGACCCCGATCTGACTTTCTGGAAGTCGCGGGGGGGGACGGAAAATTCATCCAGTCCGCCCTGGTCGCCCTTCGCCCTGTCGAAGAATGGTCGATCCAATATGAATTACTCGACACGGCGTCCTTTTCCATCGCCTTCGGGGCAATGGTAAACACAAACTATCTGGTCACGTCCTTTTCAGCGTCTTGCGGGCCGGATTCGTATCCGACTGTGAGCGTGACTGTCTTGAAACCGTCCGCCGCGGCGAAGGTGAAGGCATACGGATCATCGATCACCCAGACGCTAACCGGGGGCTTCGGGATTGTGGAGAAATTCGGGGCGACCGCGACGGAAGCTTTCGTGTCGTCATCTTGTAATATCACGATGCAAACCCTGGAAGCTATGGGCGAAACCGACGGCGACTTCATGGCCGCGGGTCTGTACCATTATGGATTCAAGCGGGAAGTGTCCATCGAAGCCTATTCAGCGATCACAACCCCGGCGGCGAATCAAGTCACGGACACGGACATCCGCGAAAGCCGGGACGGATGGAAGATATTTGCGGCGAACTACTGGTCCTACCTGGACGCAAGCTAAAAGGCCTGGGGATGAATGAATCCGCTTTTGCTTTCAGCTATCCGCGAACTGAAGAACGCCCATGGGGTCGCACTTGATCCCCTGGTCGATCTTCAGCATATCCTCACACTCAAAGAACTAGCCGATCGCGTCATCCACGTCCAGAAGGACATCCACGCCGAAGCCCTTCTTCATCCTGTCCGGTACGTCCCCGGCGTGACACTCCGTCGCCTATCGATCGGGGCCCACACCTTTCTTCAGGACGAAGTCGCGGAATGGTACGCCCCCGAATCCCCCTGGACCGCCTATTCCTTCGCGTACTGTCATGCCCACGTCGACACCCCCGCGGGGATCTGGGAACATATGGGATCCCCCAGGACATGGAAGAAGGCCCTGAAGCGATGGAAGAAGACCCTGGAATGTTCCGACGCGGAACTGTTCACGGCGGTCGTCGCCTTCCAGAATGAAACCGATGACCTGGACGACCTTCTTCAACGCCTGGGCGAAGTCAAGAAACCCGATCCGGAAGCGAACGGCGAAGCCGGATCCGGAAACATGGGATCCCTGGTCGAATTGTTGTCGGCGACATATAGCGCGGTCGTCCCGGAAGGGATGACCCCCGCCGAATATTGGATCTGGAAAGTTCCCATGGATGAAGTCGGGCTATTCGCGACCGCATACCTGGACCGAACCGACATGGAAGACCGAAAGAAAGAACTACCAGGGAAGCATTCTTCCGCCCAGGATCCGGACAAGACATATATTCGGGCGCATCGCGCACTGAAGATGTATGTCCAGAAGATCGTCGACAAAAAGAAGGGGGGCGAAAATGCCGTCGGGGAATAAGACTCTTGAATTCAAAATATGGGCGACGAATCACGTCCGCCGCGGGGCCCAGGCCGCGAAGCGCGAAATGGCGGGGCTGAAGCGGGTCGCGAAAAGTCTGACCGCCGTCGGGCGGGGTCTGGGACGGGCATGGAAGGGCGTCCGATCTACCTTCCTGAAGGTCGCCGCGGGCTTCGCGATCGTCGCGGGCGCCCTGGCGATCACGCTGAAAAAAGCCTTCATGTTCGAACGCTTCACGATCCAATTCAAGGTTTTATTCCGCGACATGGATCGGGCGAAAGCTCACATGAAGTCACTGGCCGAATTCTCCGCGAAGACTCCTTTCCAGATCGGGGATCTTGCCAAGGCGTCAAGACAGTTGATTGTCTTCACGGACGACGTCATGTCCACGACCGCGGCCCTGACGCTTGTTGGCGACGCCGCGGCGGCAACGGGTAACGACATAAGCGCCGTCGCGTTGTGGACCGCTAGGGCCTATTCACTGATCAAGGGCGGGCAACCATTCGGCGAAGCGGCCCTTCGCCTTCAGGAAATGGCGCTTCTGTCATCGAAGGCGCGGGCGGAAATGGAAAGGCTGATTAAAGCCGGGGCCCCAGTCGGACAAGTCTGGGCGATCCTATCCGGCGAACTGGATCGCTTCACTGGGGGAATGCAGGAAGCCGCGATGACAGGCGAAGGCCTGACGTCGACCCTTCGGGATAATCTGGGTCTTGCCCTGGCGGAATTCGGCAACGTCTTCATGGAAGACGCGAAGGGCGGGATCCAGGGGCTGATCGAATGGCTTCAGAAGCTGAAGAACGACGGGACGATCAAAGCCTGGGCGGAACAAGCTCGCGAACTGATAGGACTAACCGCGGAAGTCGCGAAGGCTATTTCCGGGGCGTCGGGCGACGACAAGCGGACGAAGGCGATGGAAGGCATCGTCGAAATGATCGCCGGGGCTTTCCAGTGGGGGGCGGGATTGGCCGTCGACGTGCTGATCAAGGCGGCGCCACTGATCGGGGACCTACTGGGGGCCGCGGCGGCCAAGCTTGCGATGTCCCCGATCAAGAATGCCGCCGAAAGAAGCATAGCGTCGGAACAAGTCCTGGACGAAATGAAGGCGGAAGAAGCGGCGGGACAGAAAAAGCACAAAGGCGCTTTTGGGTCCATGATCGGGACGACGGAATATAAGCAACGAGTCGAAGCAAGACGTAAAGAAATTCATAATACGATGCTTCGCGAAAAAGGCGAAAGCGCCGTCGTCGGGGACACCTGGACGGAAAGAGGGAAATCAAGAGTTGAAAATGCGAAGGTGAAGCTTGGAAGCCTGGGCCTCACGGATGAACAGAAGGCCGCAAGGAACGCACACGCGGGGGCGACTGAAGCGGCGCGGGCGACGCGGATGAAGGCGATCGGGGAAGCGAAAAAAGAAGTCAAAGCGGCGGATCCGAAAGATCAGGGGAACCTGATGAAAGCGTTCCAGGAACTGATCCACAAGATGGATGCGTCCGGCGCCGGACCGAAGTCGGGAACATATCAGGACATCTTCGACGATTACAAAGAAGCGCGGGCGGGCAAGGCGCGACAACGTAAAAAAGAACAGGAAGACATGGCGGCGACTGAACTTGTGAACGCCGGACTACGGAAGGAAGAATCCGCCAAACTGTTCAAAGAGGGGAACGGAAAAGAAGCGTACAAGCGGGCCCGCGAGAAACTAGGGCACGATCCGAAATCGTCCGTTGATTGGCTCACGATCACGAAGGCAATGAAAAAGGCCCTTGTGAAGATCGCGTCGGAAAAAGAAGCGGAAACGGAACGTGTCAAAACAAAAACCGAATCCCTGGCCGAACGGAAGCGGCGCTTCGCGGTTTCTTTGATGTCCCCTGAGAATCAGAAGAAGGCGACCGAAAAGAATATCGCGGACCTGAAAGACCAGCGGGCGAAGGCGACGGATCCAGAAACGAAGATCGACCTGGGGACGAAGATCCAGGACGAAATGGAACGCCTTCAGGGGATCCAGGGGAAGAACGCCCGGAAGACTATCGGCCTGGGCGAGATCTTTACGCGGATACACGGACAGGGGCAAGGATCGAAGGATCCCGCCATTCAACAGGTCGACCTATTGCGTGAAGTCAAAGGGATCCTGAAATCGATCGAAGGCAAAGGGGGGATGAATCCATGATCTGGCAACTGGGGGAATGGTCCGACAATCTGGACACGACGGAAATTGACAACGAAGTCCAGATCCGGCATCACAATGTCTTTTCCCGATATGCGATGGTCTTGGCGTCGGCGGCGATTACGACGTCCGACGTCGGGAAGACTTTGTCGTCGGTGTCTTATTATGTCGGCGGGAAGTCGTATTCGAAGACGATCGTCGGCGCCGCTTCAGCGGGGAAATATATTTGCGTCAAAGACGGGACGGCGCCGCAGCAACCGGGGACGCCTGGGGATTATGTCCTTCGAGAACAGGTCTACGAATATTATGGGGAATGGGAAGACGCCCCCGCCGGATGGGGAGAAAATGTCTAATGGCAAGGGCTGATTCAGGACTGGGGCGCGGGCTATTCGCCCAGAACCGACGGAACGGATCGGTATCCGCCCGCGATCTGAATCAGATCATCCGGGCCTTGACGATGGCCCACGGCGTCGGGAATACTACGGTCCGATGGACAGGGACAGGTCTTGAGGTCAACGCCGGGGATAGCTTCCCCTGGACGCGGGTCGCCCTGGGATACAAGCTGACGTCCGCTACGAAATGTAAAATCTATGCCGGATCCCTACGGATCCACGGGGTCGGAACGTATCCGATCGTGGAAACCGAACATACTCTGGACGGGGCCGTCGCCTGGGTCTTCGTCAAACATGCCAGGGACCATTCGTCGACGATCCTGGATTCGACCACGACCGAACCGGAAACGACGTCGACCGAATTACAGATCCCGCTATATCGTTTTGTCAGATCATCAAAGGGGAAATATGCAATATCGCGGGTTTGCAATGTGGGCGACATTAACCTGGACACTCCTGTCCGGTAACGCCCAGGCGGGCTTCGTCGGATACCCCTTCGAAGCGAACGACGCTTCAGCTTATGTCCTTCAGGAAGATCTGGACATGGTCTTCCAAGTATGGACCGCCGTCGTCGAACGATGCGAAGCGTTCGGCGTAGCGACGCCCGAAATCATCGAAACCTGGACCTGTTCAACGGGTACGGAAAAAGTCGACCAGACTGGCCTTGTCTTGTATGGCTACGGGTCGTCCATGGCGGAAGGGTTTTACACTAACGGGCCGTACGACGGCCAATGGTTATCGGAGAACGGGGGCGAGATCTGGCTTAGGGATGACGAAGGCGTCCCGTCGTATTATGTCTACGGATACGTTGACGGATGGCGATACTATTACATTATTCCCACGAATGGACCTTTCGGCGCCGGACGGCTTATTGACGGGACGCCCCCCCTGGGGGGGACCTACTGGACGACGATCGAAAACACGATCGCACTGACGACCGAAGTCACCCTGACGAACGCATTCGGCCCTTTCGACTACGACATGGCCGACGGATCCACGGGGAAGGGTTATCCGTATGTCACCCA